CTTGATTTCTGTGATCTCGAAATCTTCTTCAGCTTTTGCTGGCTTTGTAACTTTGGGAGTCTTTGCCGGAGCCTTCGCAGGTGCCTTAGCTGATGCTTTTGCTGGGGCTTTCTTAGCAGGCTTTGATGTTGCTGAAGTGTTGCCTTCTTTCTTAGCCATTGTCTCAATCAAGAGACCTGACCATTGTGTGAAAACACCACCTTGATCTAGAAGATACTGACAAGCATCTGCCTTGGTCATTGCTTTTGGCAACTCCACAAGCTCAAGAGGGGAATGTCCGCCTTTAGCTAAAAGCTTAGTACGAGACACGATATCGTTTGCAAAACGAACTTTAGTGATACCAAACTGAGTCGATACACCTGCAACTGTAAAATTAGACATACGTCACTCCTTAATAATAAAAAATTAATCTCACCGAAAGCATCTGCTCTCAAACTTAATTATAACACCTTTTGTATCGCATGTCAAGCATAAAGTTTGGCGCTGTTGTTCTTTCACAACACCGACTTAACTTTCTCAGAATGTTTGCATTTGGTTCTGAATTGGAAACCAACGCAATCACAAAATACATGTCCATTATCAGAAGTAACATTGTATGTCTTTCCTGATGATTTTGATTGTACTTTGAAGATACGCAGATTGCTTCTTTCTTCTGAGAAAGCATGGCCTACGATATAACGCTTATGTATATAATTAATGGGGTAGTCGAAAAATTTATTTTTCTCTGCCGCACGAATCGATACAAAGTCTTTATCGAGCCATTTTGGATTAGGTACTACTGTCCCCTTATAGGTGTTGAAATCGAAATCTACTCCTAGAAGATTGGACTTCCATTTTGTCTGAATCTCAACATCTGCACCTACAGAAAAGTTCATAACCGTTTCTCCATTTTCTTAATTATAACACCTTTCGGAACGGTTGTCAAGCATTTTTATCCAAAAAAATACCCCAGTCCTCGCTGGGGTAATAATTTATTATTAATCTTTCTTCTTAACTACTTCTAGGTCGTCTGTAAGTTCGATGATTCCCTTATCCTCAAAAAACCCTATTGTATCTGCTATCCCATTTTGATATCCGCGAATCTTACAAGCCCAGCATGCGGCCAACAATAACACAATCTGTACTATATCATAAAATGTAAATGTTAAATTTTCCATTTCTTCTCCTTATAATTAAGTTTGAATTACATGATCTACTCCTATCACTCATCCAAAACATTATCTTCTTCATACACAAACCAATTTTCCTGCTTCTGACGAAGATTCTTAAATTGATTGTGCTCAATTAAAAATTTTGCAACTAAACTATTTTCCAAACCATAGGCTTCTAACTCCCAAGGTTGATCCCAATAGCTAACATCATCCTCATACCAATCTCCCCTCCAAACTGTTACGTATCTTGATTTAACATATTTGTCTTTCATCTCACCCTTTGCCATTTGTTTGAGATGAACCATCTCATGTGCAAGTACCGAAAACATATGTATTTTCTTTTTTGTTCTGCAAATGTCTATTTTAAAACTGCGAGGATTCGGCAAGCCTTCCTCTTCAAAATCGCAGAAACCTCCAGCTTCCAATCGATCATGTATTTTGATCTTTACCTGGATATTCTTTTCTAGTTGAGGGGAAAGTAATTTATCAGCGAATGACTGGGCTGCTAATTTAAGTAACTTAGTTAATTCTCTATTTCTAGCTCCGTTTACACTTACTATCATAGAATCTCCCTTGTTACTACAAATTATTTATATGTTTAATATATCTTAAATCTATACCTTCAATAATTTGGTGAGCCTCAAGATTATTGCTGTCCTTTAATTCCTTAATATTCATTGGAATAGGACTATCAATTTCTCTTATCGCAGAGTTAGCTTTTAATCTTAAATTTGTTTCGGACAATTTAGTATTCTTTAGTGATTGCATACTACACCCTTATCTTTGAAAAGTCTCGTTTGTTATCTCCGAAGATGCCTTTTTGTCTATCATTTTCTTTTGGTGCATCATATTGGATATTAGAATCACTCAATCCTTTTTGTGCGGATTGTTCAAGATCATATAATTTCATCTTTGCTCTATCCACACCGATAACAAACCTCTTGTTTATTGTAGGATCGTTATATCTATTCTTCAATTGCTTAACCATCAACTGATTCATCTTTTCCATATCCTCTGTGGATATCAAAGCAAACATAAAGTCCACTGTCGCAGGCAAACCAAACGATTCAGAAGTATCTGTTAGTTCTACATCTGTATTACCATAGCCACCCCTAGTAGTCTGTGTAGCAGAAAGAATAGGAAGATTCTCTTCCACTGCCAACCCTCTAAGTTCTTCAGCAATAGACTTAATTAAAGTATAGGAATTAATATTAGCGCCGCCTTTGAATCTAGATGATGCGCAGATATTCAAATAATCAATTATAATGATATCAGGCTTAAACTGTTTCTTTAGTTGCAATTCATTTAACAATGCTTTAAAGTGTCCTGTATGTGCGCCAGTAGTGGGATATTCTTTAATGATTAAAGTTCCTTCTGTCTTTGCTCGAATTTTTTCGATCCGATTATCGAAAAGAGTCTTAGGAAGATCTTTGAGCTGATCCATAGTGATGTTCATTAAATTAGCATCAATACGTTCCGCAATTCTTTCCTCAGCCATCTCTAAAGTAATATACAAAACATTCTTGCCCTGTGAGAGTACTGACGCTGCAACGTGACACATGAATAAAGACTTACCAACACCTGTTCCCGCCAAACAAACATTCAATGTCTTATTAGGCATTCCGCCATTAGTAATTTTGTTAAAGTATTCTAAGTCAAAAGGAACTCTTGATTCTACACGATGATAAAATTCATATCGTTTATCTGCACTCTCGATGTAATCATGGCCAACATTGTTATCGAAGCACACTCCTAGCGCATCTTGCAAAAGCTGGGGAATACCATCTTCAGATCTTGCTTTGTCTCTACCATCTATAATAGAGATAGATTGTAAAATAGCATTATAGATTGCTTTGTCTTTACAGAATTTTTCTGTTTCTTTATACAGCCAATCTTTATTGTGGTCTGTAGGCTCAAGATCATGTATAAGTTCTACAACTTCCTTATACTGATCTTCGTTTAAGCTTTTATCATTTTGAGATGCGATAACCAACGCATCCTTTGTTGGTATTACATTATACTCATCTATAAAATTCTTAATCTTATCATAAACTATCTTTTCGTTGTTGTCAATAAAATAATCCCGCTTTAAGAACGGGATTACTTTTCTCATGAAAACATCATCATTCGCTAGGTTCTGTAGGATTACCTTCTCGATTTTCGTATGCATCAATAGCCTTTTGTAAAATGTCTTGAATAATAAAATTTAGTGCTGCGTCAAAATTTGGTCCGCTTGCGTCTTCAACAGATTTGCCTTCTGGAGGTTGAACTACATTATAGTCCAACATCAATTCTTTAGTACCATCCTTTTCGTCTAGTTCATTGATGGCAAATGCACAACCTGCAAACTCTCCATCTAGAATTTTTACACCCCAGACTTCATTGTCCTCTGTTTTTAAAACCCATGGTTCATACTTCACTAGCATGTTCGAACTCCTCGCTTATATCTATATTTGCCATTTCTGCGCCAACCATATCAATGGATGCCATTTTATAGCGACCTTCAATATAATCCCGGAATGCTTTCGACTGAAGAATAGACATCCAGAATTCTTTTGTATATGTATCTTTGACACGATACTTTTTATCTTCTACTTCGCCGGTTTTCATGTCTACTTTAGAATACCAACCATTAGATGGCTTAACAACAAACTTACCGTCAATTGCTACATCCAATAGACCAGACCAAGTACTAATACCACCTTCGAATGTTACTTCGATTGGGATCTTAGATTTTTCTCTTACAAATCTAGACTTTTCTACATTCACAATAAAGTTGTAACCTACAACATCCGTACCATCTTTTTCTTGTTGGCGACCGATAATAAAGATGTTATCTGCAGAATAATAAATGCCTGTTCCGCCAGATACAATCTGTTTAGGGAACAAACCAATTTCTGAATAGGTATGATTAACAACAACCATCGGAATATCTTTGATAGTCAAATGAGGTGTAACCATTCTAAACAAAGACTTCATCTGTTTAGCACGGGTCATATCCGCAACAGACTTACCTTCAAGTGCATCGTCAACTTCTTTCTTAGATGCAAGATTGCCTACTGAGTCAATACAAATAAGAACATGATCGCCACGCTCAACATTGTTAATCTGACTCATGATATCAAACTTTAATTGTTCAATATCTGTTATAGGGGTATGTAATACCCTGCTTGTGTCAATCCCGAAACTATCGAAATAAGACTGAGGGCTACCAAACTCAGAATCATAAAATAATAAAATAGCATCTTCATATTTTTCCAAATAAGCTTTCGCAAGTAATAATGAAAAGGCTGTCTTGAAGTGTTTCGAAGGTCCAGCAAAAACTGTTAAGCCTGGGGTCAAGCCACCTTCTAAACTTCCTGACAACGCTACATTGATCATAGGAACAGAAGTCTGAATCATATCTTTCTTTTGAAAGAATTTAGATTTGTTTAAAACTTCCGTTTCCTTGATCGTCGAATTTTTCTTCAATTTATCAAGTAATGACATAGTATCTCCTTATGTATATAGTATATTATAATGTATATCGCAGTATTTGTCAAGTAAAAAGATCAATCTGCAGATGCCGATGATCCACACTTTGCTCTTTTATCTTTGGTTAGTTTACCAAAGTCAACAGGCCACTCTTTACCTGGTTGTATCTCTTTGCCATTGGGTGGAACACCAAAAGCAATCTTTGCTTCTTTGACTACAAATGAAACAGGCACTCTGTATTTTGCTAAATCGTTTCCGAGATTAGGATATGGTGCAGTGTGTGGG